TCGCATTATTCAAGTCTATCGTGACACATACCCCTACATACCTAAACTTTGGAAGGAAGCTAATAGTTCCCTTGATGCACTCAGAGTTAAAAAGACTGCGCAGGTTGGGTGTCAGCCGCAGGCACTTACCCTTACGGAAGATGGCTTTCTACTCCCAAGCGGGTTGTATTTAAACTACCCTGATTTACAAAAAGACGAAGATGATCAATACTCGTATGCAAGCCGACGTGGGCGTATAAAGATTTATGGCGGTAAAGTTATTGAGAATGTGTGTCAAGCATTAGCTCGTTGTATTATTGGCGAACAAATGTTACGCATTACAAAGCGGTATCGTGTAGCATTAACAGTGCATGATGCTGTAATGGCGGTTGTGCATGAAGGGCAGGAAGAAAAAGCGTTGTTGTATATCAATGAGTGTATGCGTTGGCGACCCTCTTGGGCTATTACTTTGCCTCTTGCTTGCGAATTGGGTATAGGCAAGAGCTACGGAGATTGCAGTAAAAAGCAATCAATTGAGAAATGGAATATTTAATGGACGGTAAAGTGGAGTATTCAGATTTTTATTTACATGCAGCTAAAGAAATTAAAGCGGCTCATGATGCTTTAGTAGCAAACAAGTTTCAACAAGCATATGATCATTGCCTAAACGCTCAAGCCGAGATTCGCTTGATGAGCGGTGCAGTTAGAACATGGATACCTGTGGAGGAAGAATGACAAAGACAAAAATATTATTAAAAGGCGAGAACAAAGAAGACGAGTTAATAGAAGCATTTTTAAGAGCATCTGATTTAGAAGGCGCACTTCTTGAAGTAACTCTTGTTCCAGTAACCCCATATGGTTCAAACGGTTCTATGCCACTCAAAGGCACATGCCCTGAATATCCTGACACAGACATATCTTGCGTAGGCGGTAGCGGGGAAAACATGTGCGGGTGTTACATGGGGCATGCAAATGAGCATGTTGTTCAATGTAATGGAGGGGACTAAATGAAAGACCTATCTTATTTATTAAACACTGGTGAGATAAGCAAAATACTTGGCATCACAATATCAAGTAAGTTCATTATTGAAAAGTTAAAAATTGAACCCATACACTTCACTAAAACAGGCTATCTTTGGGAAGACATTGACGAGGTTCGTGTCAAACTGGCTAAGTATTTAATTGATTCGATAGGTAAAAAACGTGCCTAACTTTACTTGGTCTTACTCGTCTCTCGGACTGTTCCAGCAATGCCCACGCAAATACTATCGGTTGCGTGTGGCTAAGGACATTGTTGAGCCTGAGACCGAGCATTTGACCTACGGCAAGGTGGTACATGAAGCTGCTGAAAAATACATCAGAGATAGCGAACCTATACCAGAAAAGTTCTCATTTCTTACACCAGTATTGGATGTGCTTAAAGATATCCCGGGAAAGAAGTTATGTGAACACAAGATGGGTTTGACTCAAAATCTAGAACCATGTGGGTTCTTTGATAAGAACGTTTGGTTCAGAGGTGTAGCCGACTTAATTATTATTCAGGACAATTTGGCTCACATTGTTGACTACAAGACAGGCAAGAGCAGTCAGTATGCCGACACTAAACAACTTGAACTCATGGCACTGTGTGTATTTAAGCACTTCCCATTGGTTGAGCGTGTTAAAGCAGGACTGGCTTTTGTAGTATGCGAGGACTTCGTGCGAGCCCATTACGTCAAACATGATTCACCCGACAAGTGGATCAAATGGGTTCAAGAAACAGACAAGTTAGCTGCGGCTCATGAGAATGCTGTGTGGAACGCAAAGCCGAACTTTACATGCAAGAAGTTCTGTCCAGTAAAAGATTGTGAACATAACGGAAAGGGGCATTACAGATGACTATCGAATTTAAAGTAGATGAATGGAGTTACGGAGATGAACTTGCTTGCCCAAGTTGCAAAGGTGAGTATATGCACCAAGGAAAAGTTGAAGTGTTTGACTGCGGTGAAGACATGACGGGCACTTGCTTGCATGTAGTTTCAGGTAACGCTAAAGTTGAAGTAGACAAAGACTTCACCATGAACCCAAGCCCAAGACGGCATGGACTACGAATTCACTTTAGTTGTGAAGCGGGTTGCACGCCAGTACTTAATATGCTTCAACATAAAGGTGGGACTTTTATGTATTGGGATGAGACTTGCGGTTATGACGAGTTGAAGGAGGTTGTATGATTGGTGATGATGATTTAAGAGATTGCTTTGCGATGTTTGCTTTAGCTGGATTATTAATAAGGGGCAACAACAAATTAATAGAGATACCTGAAGGAGCATACGAAATGGCAGATGCAATGTTAGAAGCACGTAATAAAGAACCTGAACAAGAGGTTGGCATTGTTGCTGCTAAAACAAGGAGAAGAAAATGAACTACGTAGTGGGCACGTTACTTGGAGTTATTTTAGTCTTGAGTATAGTATGCAGCGGCGCCGTTTGCAGGTAATTGAGGTATTAGACGAAGCTCTAAGTCTATTACCAAAACCAAAATACTATATACCAAAGTTTGAGGATTATTACTTTGAACATGTACCTAATTTACGACGAGAACCAAGAACTAATGCGCAAGGTTTCAAAAAGAGAAGAAGCAAACCAAATCGTCAATGGGAGAGCTGGGTGGACGTACAAACTTTTACGTTGCAAGAAGATTGATTTATCTAGTTTAGGAGAGGCACCATTTTGATAGTTACAATACTTAATATATTTGCTTTGTTCGTAGCTACCTGTGCGGTGCTGATATTTGCCGTGGTCTTTGCCTTCTTCTTGTTCATTATGTATGCCTGCATACATATTGGGTGGAGAGAGATCAAAGGGATGCCAATGTCTGAGTTATGGGAGAGGATTCAGAAATGACATTCCTAGTAGCTAACATACCACCAGTCAAATGCTTTGTGCGTAAAGAGTTTCTTTACAACCACGAGAAGGGTCATGGAGAACTAGAACCCTGTGTATGGATGACTGCCAAGGCAATCAAAGGTCAAGCCTTTCGTATCGAGTCGATGTTAACTAACTACGGTGCGCTGTACGACAAGCTACCGATTAGTGCGTATGTGTGGAAAAACACAACAGATGTGTTGCCTTTGGATTATTTGCAGATATGGGATTGTCTGTCATATGACATGGCGGTGATTGAGAAGTCAAACCTGCGTGGACTAAAGGTTAAGTTTTTTGGTAAGGATAAGCAGTTTCACTTTGGTAACTACCTGTTCACCATAGACTTTGCCTCGCCCGAATCTAACAGACTAGACACTAGTTTTAGTGAAGGAGTTGAAGAGCATAAGTCGTATAACTTTATTAAGCTAGACAACGGGCAGTTTGCCTGCCAGCCCAACAATCGTTGCCTTTGGTACGATGTATCGCTTGTGCCTGCTGTATTAAAGACTCCTGACTTTTGCATACCAACAGAAGTCTACAGCGTAGAGAATCACGCCAAGTGGAGTGCGAAGGACGAATGGTTTTATAACTTTGAAGAAATAAAAAATGAAAATTAGTGACCCGCAATATGAGGTTTTAAAAGAATGGGTTCACAATTACATTGATACAAAGTGTATTGTGCGTGACATAGAAATGCCCGGAAAGCTACCTGGCTCTACTTACACATGGATGTTTTACTTACGCAAAGGTTTATTTAACCATCAATTTCTAATAAATATAAGTCAAATGTTTATATATCACATGGAACGACTTGATCCCAAGTTTAATTTTCAATTAACGGGGATTGAAACTGCAGCCACTCCAATGCTTGCAGCAATTCCTATGGTGGGTAGTGTTATGGGGGTTGATATTAACGCATTTGTGGTGCGTAAGGAGCGTAAAACTTATGGTTTGTTAAACATAATAGAAGGCACTCCTAATGACAAATTAGCAATAATTATTGATGATTTATGTAACAGTAGTAGGTCTATGGCGCAATGTCTAAATGCACTTACTATTGAAAACATATCTGTCGCAAACGTAGCTTTTTCTATAGTAAATAAAAGTAATAAAGATGTACATAACAAGACCCGATTGGTAGGGGACATGTATTTACCTAAAGAAATAAAAGTAATTAGTTTGTTTGATTTAGACGATTTTGATCTTGATAACCCCTCACACTAAGAGAATTGCCATGATAGAACCAATCCCTTTTGCTGGCTGGGTAGACATACCTGATGACATGGACGAAACCCTTAAATTATTGACTGGAACAGACCTTAAAAACATGCCAAAATACATAGTATTAGGCGATGGCGCCGTGTATTTTTACCGTAAAGAGGAGCAACGATATGCCTTATGTGAACAAACCCCGCCCTTACAAGAAGGAATATGAACAATATGATGGTACGCCAGAGGTCAAAAAGAAACGGGCGCAACGTAACAAAGCTCGTCGAATTATGGAAGAAGCTGGGGCTGTCTACAAAGGCGATGGCAAAGATGTTGACCACAAAGTCCCTTTATCTAAAGGCGGAAAAACGGTACGCAGCAATCTTACGGTTAAGACTGCAAAGAGCAATCGCTCGTATGCAAGAAACCCAGATCATTCGGTAAAAACTAAACATGGAAATAGTAAATAACAAAGCAATAATAATTACTACAAGAAGACCCAATCTTGTAACTGAGTGTATACACAAAAGCGAGATTATTGAAACCAACGGCGACCTACACAAAGTCGCTGTTCGGTGGGGTTTAGAAGAAGCACAAGCCCTATCAAAACTTGGAATTAAAAATGTGCCTTCTCCAATACAACGTGATTACAAATGGCCTGGTTTGTACAAACCAATGGAGCATCAAAAAGAAACAGCTAATTTTCTTACATTAAATCAAAGAGCATTTTGTTTTAACGAACAAGGTACTGGCAAGACAGCATCAGCTATATGGGCTGCCGACTATTTAATAGAAACAAACCAAGTATTTCGTGTTCTTATAATTTGCCCCCTGTCCATTATGCAGTCTGCTTGGCAGGCTGATCTATTTAAGTTTGCAATGCACCGCAAAGTCGGTATTGCTTATGGGGGTAAAGACAAAAGAAAAGCAGTAATTGATAGTGATGCGGAGTTTGTAATTATTAATTATGACGGTGTAGATATTGTTGCCGACGACATTGCAAAACAAAACTTTGATTTAATTATTATTGATGAAGCTAATGCCTACAAAACTATTACTACTAAACGTTGGAAGACCCTTAGCCGTATTTTAACTCCACGCACATGGGTGTGGATGATGACTGGTACACCAGCAGCACAAAGCCCAACTGACGCATTTGGTTTAGCTAAGATGGTAGTGCCTGATAATGTACCTAGATTCTTTAGTGGCTTCCGTGATCAGACTATGGTGCAGATTACCAAGTTTAAATGGTTACCAAAACCTGACTCAGACCGTACAGTATTTACGGCTCTTCAACCAGCAATTAGATTTAGAAAAGAAGATTGCTTAGACCTACCGGAGGTTACACATGTTTTTCGGGACGCCCCCCTTACTGCGCAACAGACGAAATACTACAAAACACTCAGAGACGAATACCTTATGGCAGCGGATGGCGAAGAAGTTAGCGCTGTTAATGCTGCGGTTAAGATTAATAAACTCTTACAAATATCAGGTGGAGCTGTCTACTCTGATACCGGTGCTGTCGTTGAGTTTGATGTTAGTAATCGCCTACGTGTTATTGAAGAAGTAATTGAAGAAACCAGCCACAAAGTTCTTGTCTTTGTTCCTTTCACGCATACAATAGAACTACTCAGGACACATTTGAGAGGGGCGGGTATTACTTGTGAAGTTATTAATGGTAAAGTCCCAGTAAACAAACGTACTGAAATATTTAAACAATTTCAAGAGCAGCCTAACCCTAAAGTACTTATCATACAACCACAGGCTGCAGCACACGGAGTAACACTAACGGCTGCTGATACTATCATTTGGTATGCTCCAGTAACGTCTATAGAGACTTACTTGCAAGCTAATGCACGTATAGATAGACAAGGGCAAAAGAACGCAATGACTATTGTGCATATTAAGGGTAGTCCCGTAGAGACAAAGCTGTATCATATGCTGCAAAATAAACTTGATGTACATACAAAAATAATTGATTTGTACCGACAAGAAGTTGACAATAAAGAGTTGACAGAGTAAAGTAGTAGTTGTAGTATTAATTAACGGACTTAGATCCGATATTTAACAAGGAACCGAAGATGAATGATGCCGAAGCGGTAGTACAACCCGTCGCCGATATGGACAAACTGGTCAAAGTCTATATTAAAATACGTGACGCCCGTGACCAAATACGTCGTGAATTAGAAGATAAAGAGGCTGACCTCAATGAACAGCTGTCTTTACTAGAACAGGAAATACTTGAGATCTGCAAACAAACAAATGCCGATAGCATTAAGACTAAGCATGGTCTTGCTATGCGGTCGGTTAAGAGCAGGTTTTGGACAAACGATTGGGAGAACTTCTACAAGTTTTTGCATGAGCATGAAGCTCCCGATTTGCTTGAGAAAAGAATTCATCAGACCAATATGAAACAGTTTTTGGAAGAGAATCCGGACTTGCATCCCGCCGGTTTAAATGTGGATCGCACATACGCTATTACTATTAGGAGAAGCAAATGAGTAACGTCGCCTTATTTAACAACCAATTGCCTGACTACCTTAAGGAAGTCGAACTTGATGATGTAACCAAAGCCCTATCAGGTGGCGGCGGTTCACAAGTTAAGCGCATTGCGCTTGGCAATAATAAGTTTGTGCTTAAAGTGGATGGCACTGAGGTATCTAAGACTAACACCGACAAGCTAGAAGTTGTTATTGTTAACGCTTCCAAGCATATCTCAAGGACTTTCTATGCTAAAGCATGGGATCCAAAGGCTGAAGCTGCACCACCTGATTGCTGGTCTAACGATGGAGAGAAGCCTGATGCATCTGTCAAAGCGCCTCAATCATCTGCATGCGCTAACTGCCCACAAGATATTAATGGATCAGGTCAGGGTACTACTAAAGCATGCCGTAAGAATCGTCGTGTTGCAGTAGCATTAGCGGCTGATTTAGATGGTGACGTCTATCAAATGACATTACAATCCAAGTCAATTTTCTATGACATGAAAGCCCCTGGAGATTTAGAGCACATGCCATTCAATCAATACGCTAAGTACGTTGGCTCACAAGGCTACAACTTAAATAGCTTAGTTACTGAGATGCGCTTTGATGGAGACTCAACAGTTGGTAAGTTGTTCTTCAAACCTGTGCGCTTCCTTGAGAAGAATGAATGGGAGCAAGCCAAGAAACTTGGTGACACTCAAGCTGCTAAGAGTGCAGTAACTATGACAATTGCTCAAGCCGATGGTGTTAAATTAAAACTTGAAGCGCCCAAAGCAAAGGCGGAAGTAGCCAAAGTCGAAGTAGAAGTAGAGTCGATACCTGAGCCTAAGAAACGTGAAGAGAAAAAGGCTGAGCCGACCGCTAAACGAGACTTGAAAGCCGTGATGAGCGGATGGTCTGCTGACGACGAAGCATGAGTCTAAGAGGTTATAGTCTCCGTCTTGTTGAAGCAATAAAAGCTGGCAACCCTCGGCACCCGGGGGTTCGCCTTGGCAAGCATTGCATTGCAAAAGGTATACCAGTAGCACAGATAGCCAAGAAATTTGGCGTCTCCCGTATGACTATATACACATGGTTTACGGGTACTGGTACACCACACAAAAACAAGATTGAACTAATAGATAAATTATTAAGTAGTTAACGTCCACGAGGACAGCTAGCTCGACGGAGCGAATCGGGATATTGCCGAATCCCTTGCTGTCCTTATTTTTTCGGTGTTGAGGTGATATGGCAACAACAGATCTATTGACCGCAGTACTGGCGCCCGAAGGAGAAGGGCACTACTGTATTGTCGGTTTACGGCAGGACGGGTCAAAACCCCCAGTGCAAACATTTCACGCAACTCTCGTGGAAGCACAAGCACAAATTGATGTTTTACTACAGGAAGAGTGCAACGTATATTTTGCTTGCGCTAAATACAAAGACCCTAAAGAGGGGCGAGTTCAGCCTAACGGTGACATCATCAAAGCGTTTTGGGTGGACATTGATTGCGGAGAAGGTAAGCCATACGCAGACCAAGCAATTGGTTTAGATGCGCTTAAGCAGTTCTGCAAAAAGATTAATATGCCACTGCCATCTGTGGTTAACTCAGGGCGAGGCATCCATGCGTACTGGAGATTAAAGACTGTAGTTACTCGGTCGGAATGGCGTCCAGTAGCGGAGCGACTTAAAGCACTCTGTGAAGAACACAACTTTGATGCTGACCCATCTAGGACCGCAGATAACGCATCTATTTTACGTGTATCAGAAACACTTAATTTTAAAGAAGACCCACCGCTTGCCGTAGATATATTAAAGCTACAGCCTGAGATTGACTATGAGTACGTCAAACAAACCATTGGTGTGTTAGTTGCACCTGACTGGATCCCTCGGCAATACAGCGAGTCTGCGTTAGCGCTACTAGGTAATAAGCAAAGCCGATTTAAAACTATCATGATTAAAACCATGAACGGGCAAGGTTGCGCTCAACTTGAAAACGTTGCAGTAAACCAAGACACAATTGAAGAACCACTATGGAGAGCAGGGTTGTCAGTAGCGGCGGTCTGCGTAGATAGAGATGAAGCAATTCATAAAATATCCCAAGCCCATCCCGAGTACTCGCCAGAGAACACCGAACGCAAAGCTAACCAAACAAAGGGGCCGTACACATGTCAAACATTTGAGAAACTTAATCCTCAAGGATGTGAGGGCTGTCAACACAAGGGTAAGATATCGTCTCCGGTGCAGCTCGGATCCGAGATTGCTGCTGCAGAAACTAATGTCATCGTTGAGCAATCTGAGGAAGGGCAAAAGGAAGTTTTCGATATACCAACGTATCCGTTCCCATACTTCAGAGGTAAAAACGGTGGAGTCTACCTTGAAATCAAAGACGAAGATGGGGGCTCCGACGCCATAAATATTTACGAACATGACTTGTATATAGTCAAACGCCTGCACGATCCTGCTAAAGGCGAGTCGGTCTGGATTAGACTGCATCTACCAAAAGACGGTATGAAAGAGTTTGCCATGTCTGCTACAGACGCAATGACAGCAGAGAAGCTGCGAGACAAGTTGGGGTATTACGGAGTTATCGCAGGTAAAAAACAAATGGATGCAATTATGGGGTACATGATTTCATCAGCAAAAAACTTACAACATTCAATGGAGCAAGAAATTATGAGAGATCAAT